AGGACTGGAGAAAGATACTGTGAATGGTCTTTGATTTGGAGTTTGAGGTATGGGAGATTGTAGGAGAACTAATGTAGACAATCTTCTTATTATGAGGATATGTTGTAGTTCTTCCTTCTGCGAGTTCTTGAGGATTACCAAACCCAGGTATTACTGAATATCTATCTACCTCATCTAATAATACTACTCTCGCAGCATAACCAGATAAACCAGCAGGAGAGTTAGAACCAATTAACTTTATAGAACCGCCAGGAAATTGTTTAAGGTTCAGGGTATTAGAAGATTCCTTACCTGAGTTCTCTGCTAATTTACCTGCTAGACTTGGTGTATTAGAAAATAGCCAGTTTAGTTCCTGCTTACTAAAGTTTTTGGAATCCTCATCTCTTGGTCGCATATATAACATTGGACAAGGATCAAGCTGGGCGTAATAACCAATAACATTAGTGATTATGCTTGTTTTTCCAATACGGGTAGATGCCATTACTACAATTTTCTCATTATCAGGGTCAGTTATAGCATCCATTATACCTAACTGAAAGGGAGCAAAGTTAGGATTATAAGGACCTGGGATAGAACTTTCTTCAGAAGAGAAGACACGGTTCTTAACTGTCCATTCTGTAAGGGTCATGGTGGGAGGTGGTTCTAATAACCTAATAACCTGCTGTAATACTTCCTTAGCTGGTTTCATTAGCAGGAACCTCTATACTATCATCTTCTACCTTTTCAATTACTGTTTTAAGGTTTTGAAAGATAAGAGTATCAATAACTTTCTTCTTCTTATTATATGTCATTCCATCTATAATATCAGTTGCCGCTATATGTCCTACATTGCGGAGGCTTTGCTTTATGTCTACCAAAGCATTAGACCATACCCTAGCTACATCAGAAGCTTCTAATGTTCTACCTTCTATCAAATCAACTTCTAATTGTAGCTTTTGGTTTTGAAGATTTACAGCCTGTAATTTAGCTACCTCTATTTCAGTAGAGGCAAAAAATGTAGATTTGGGCATCTTCCTAGCTATCCACCAAGGTAGAACTAGATTCCAATTATATTCCTTAATGCTACCAACTGTTTGAAATGGTAATGGATTATCCTTATCCTTTGTATAGTTATCAATAGATTTAAGTGATACACAAAGAAGTTGTGATATAGTTGTTTTGTCTAAATGCTCTAAATCAATATTCATACTAAATTATGCCTTTCTAATATATTGGAAACATTTTGTCTAGATGTGTTAAGTAGTTTGCCTAATTCAGTTCTAGAAATACTTAAAGTTAACCAAGAATCAATAATGAGTTGTTCTAATATTTGACTAGTTTTATTATATCCTATGTGACCCTTTTGGGATAAGGATATTTTACTCTTACATTCATCAGATAGGAGCCTACCCGTTAAGCTATTACTAATTTGTTTTCTTGTTTCTGGAGACCTATAACTAACAGCCTTGGCTATATTTGCTTTACTTTCATTAGACCTATTAATACCAGCTAATGACATTTTTGCTTTACTATCTTCAGTGTGTTTAGTCCCTAGTCTTGAACCAGCAGTTTTAAGTATATTGTATTCTGGTTTATAAGTATCAATAGCTCTCTGCTCATAAAATAGGAGGTCTTCTTTTGAACAGTATAGAATAACAGAGTATTCAAAGGTATAAACACCATACTTATTAAAGGCATTTTGAAGGTAAATAGAATGATGATTACCTTTTATTAAGTGGTGTTTATGTTCTCTCCACCTTTTAGTAATATTTAAGGCAGAACCAATGTAACACTTATTGTTAGTAGTGTTTTTAATCTGGTAGATACCTGTGTTATTTATAATCATATTATATCTTTATAGTAGATAAATCATTTTTAAAATTGCTTTGTGTATAAAAGAAGGTGGGTTTGCTCGGCACCCGACTTTGACTTAACTCCAAGAGGACCCAGGAATTGTAGAGATACCAGAGTGGCCTACAATGTTAGTATGTATATGATAGTTGTTTGTTGTTTGGTTAGTCATGGTGTATTTTATATACTCTCTATATCTTATCTATATCTTACTTCTTAATACTTGCTAGGGCATCTCTCATTACTTCAGTAAAGATACCATATGATTCTATATCTACTGTATTGTATGCTACATTAGACCAATGAATCTTTCTAGGGCGTCTACTATGCTTAACTAAATTATATAGTATGCGTAGTCCTGTCTTTCTATCCCTGCCCCGTCTACCCTTGCCTGTTGCATCTTTCTCCACTCTCTGCATAACCAAGGGCGTTCCACTCTTGGCCTGAATGATGAAGGTACGCTCTAATCCTCTGGTTCCAAATGGTGTAGAATGTAAGTCTAAATTCTTTATTCTTAATGGGTTATCTTGACCTATTACACTCTTACCAAAGACTTTCTTGTTAGGTATGGCTAGATACCGGCGTCCTAAGATTGGAACTCTCTCTATGCCCTTCTCCATATCACCAATGAATGAAGCATTGTCAGTAAGATAGATAGTAACCTTCAAGCGTGTTCTTGTGCTCCAAGAGCCCTTATCAATCTTTATCTGTTGCTTGACCCATCCTGTTCTTCTTAACTGTAGGGATGCTTGGAAGTCTTCTCTTAGATTATCTTGTATTCTTTTAGCAAGCAGATTTAAACTTCTTGACAGGATAAAAGGCCCTTGCCGCTCTTGTCCCAGCTCTTTAAGTTGGTTAAGAATTGGTTCAAAATTTACTTTAATATTTATTTTCATATGTATACAGTACTTCTAATCTAATCTAATATACTATGCTGATATCTGGTAATGATATTTGTTAGGATATGGGATACTAACTCTTCAGGAAAGCCAGAGATTTTGGTTAGGTGTATTAGTAGCATCTTTCTGTCCTGTGCGTGGAATGGTTCACTATCATCCAATACTACTAATAGTGCTTCTATTACCTTATTTAAAGTCTCACTGTTCTGTTCCTTACTGAGTTCTGTGATAAATATTTTAAAGTCTAATAACTTCTCAAAGGAATTATTATTATTTACTTCTATATCCCAGTTCTCTTCTAAAACATAGTATCTATCCTTGTATTTGTTATGAGCAGTAAAGATATCCAGAAGCCTATATTTAAGTATCATATTAAAGTAAGCGTAAAGTGTGCCAGTAGTAGCCTTATATTTAGGTAGATTCTCTAAAAGGATGACACAGAGGGAATTAAATACTTCTACCTTGTCTAGATTGTTTATTTTTATCAAGGAGAAGCGTTTAATAATGTGGTTCTGTATCATTGGAAAGGCATAGCTTAATATTCTTGTATCAGAAGGATTAGACTGCCATTCTTTATACAGTTCCTGAGCTACAAATTCTTTAAAATAACCTTTTGTTAAGACTGGGTTACCAAGTTTATTTATTACATCATTTTCAATTGCTAAGACTTCACCCAAATTATACATATATGTATTAATCCTGTCCTCTATAAACTAAAGCTGGAAAGTTTGTTTATTCTTATTACTGTTTTATCTTCTAAATCTTTATTATCGTGTTTAGTCATCAGAAGAAGGTATATTTGGCTATCATCAATTGTATAACCCTTATTGTTAAATACAGATATTAATGAGTCCAGTAGCAATTTTTCATGGTTAGCTAAATCCTTCTTTCTAATTGTATTTGTTTTAGTCACCCAAGAAGAATATAACTGGATATGACAATATAAAGGTTCATCTATCATCTGCATTAGATTAAAGCCTATAGATGGGTCAACCCTAATAGCCTGTTCTAATTGATTTTGAAAAGCTAACTCTGTAGAGGTTCTAAACTGTCTTGCTGCTGTTGTGTGTATAAGTCTACCATTAACAGCCATTAGACTTTGATTTGTACTAATTGGTAAACCAATAATTTCAAATAACATCTTTACCCCTTCTACCAGAGGTATTATTTTTATTACCCATAAGTCTGATTCTAATTTTATCTTTAGTCTCTTGAGAGAGTGGTTTTCTTGTTTGTTTCTCTCTTGGCTTTAAATTAAGCTTTCTACCTAATCTATATTCTGACATTTTCTTTTTAGACTCTTCTGTATGTAAAATACCCTTATGAGAAGCTGATATCTTAGCTTTAGTTTCTTCAGTTAGTTTGCTACCTTCTCCACCTAAAGTTTTATTATAACCAATAGAAGGTTTATAAGATTCAGATAAAGAAATCAAATCTCTTTCATA